TACTTGTAGGATGATTGCCAGTTGTAAAAGATATAGTACCAGCACCAGTGCTAGAATTTAGAGATACTGTATAATGAGTTGTTTCTGTTTTTTCTGTTGAATCTACATAAACCTTAACTTCACTTGTTGCATTGACCTGGAAAGCAAAGGCAAAAGGTCCAGCAGTGCCGTTACCAGTAAACTGCACTCTTCTTGCTGTGGTTTGATCTGTTACATCATAAGTAGCCATTTAAGTTACCTCTTTTTTCTTTATACACTAAAAAACAAATATTTTCTAATATTATTATCATTCAGTACCCAACAGAATATTTAATCTTGGATTTTGTTCTATTACTTTTTCCTTTGCCAACTTTCTTCTATTCGTAACAATTGTGTTTATTGCATCGTATTTGTCATCATCAAATTCTAAGTTATTGTATAAATCACTATTTATTTCTTCATCAATAGATGCCAATAAAGATGTATTTGGATCATAGCCATTGTCACCAGGAAGCAATCCATTTTCATCTATCTCGTTTGTAATCATAACTAACTCGTTATATTCAGTGCCTGATAAAGGAAATCTATCAGAATTTTTATAACTTATTTTTTTTGGATGAGATGCGAAAACCTGACCAGTTCTTTCACTCAATCTAAGTATTTCTTTATCTACTGCTGTAAACCTATTTGTCATCACTCTTACTGGGTTTACAAACTCATCAAATCTACCTTCACCCTGGTATAATCTTTCTCCCCAAAAATTAAGTTTTGGTGGTAACTGATCACTGAAAAATCCATTTCTGCTTTTAAAATAATTTAGTCTCTCATAAAAAGCTTTTGTTGCTGATGACATTTTGGCATTACCTTCTAACTGTTCTTCAGTCACCATAGTATTAGAAGCATTTGGATTATTAACTCTTTCCATAGTAGCAATAAAACTGTCATTTCCTACATACTCAACTCCAGCTTGACTAGCTATATATGACGGCAACCCAAACAAATTACGATCTATTGTACCAGTTACAGCACCACCAACATCGGTTGCTTTTGATACACCAAAATTTATAAATCTTTGAAAACCATCCTCAGTTGTATTATTCCAACCACCAAAAGCACTAACAAGTTCTGATACACCCTGAAGAAATGGTAGGTTATGTGCATATTCTGCAACGGAAAGTGTGTAAGCTTTGATCATTGATTCTATGGCATTTGCATCATCTTCATGTTTTAAATAATGTGCTAGATCAGCACCCATAGCCAGCAGTCCTGACATAGGATCAAATCTACTAAATGTGTATGATCGGTATGTACCATCAGCTTGTTTAAAACTAGCTGAGTATTGTGGAAACTTCATAAGCTTCCTGGCTCTTCTATCCGTTGGACCTTGTCCAGTTATTACAACATCATCACCCAAAAATCCTGATGCTAAACTAAACATTGTAAAAGCAACAGTGTTCCCTATAGCCAGTTTACTTAGAGCTTTGTCAAACTCTTCACCTTCACCTTTTTTTATTGTGCTATATAATTTATCGTATCTTATAGTTCTATCAAAAACTTCATTAATAATATTTGTTGGTGTATTAAAAAAAGGAACTACTACTTTTAGTATTGGATGTTGAATTGTTTTTCCTAATGTAGCAAGACTGCCTTTGACTGGTGTTTGAAATGTTTGCTTCAAAGCTTCCTCAGTCATCATGTCTCTTATATCTGCTGGTGTATTAGTCATAATATCTTGATATGTTTGTTCCGATGCTTTACGAGCTTGTTCTTTTGTTCCACCTGATTTTATAACTAAATCATATTCTTGCTTACCTCGTCTGAAAGCTTCTCGATACAACACCCTTCTTCTTGTTACAACTTTAAAATAAGCATCTTCAGTCGCTAAAAATCTACCAGGTAATCTTGTCATTACTGACATACCATTGACTGCAAGTTGTGTAAAATCACCCTGGGAAGCTCGTTCTATTATAGATGCCAGGTTATCATCATCACCATAAGCTTGTTGTACTCTCAAATCTATTTTAGATAGTTCATCAGACGATTTACCCTGGACAAATGTACGACCCATAATTTTCAGTGCATCTGCCTGAGCCATAGCAAAACCATGTGCTTCAGCCATAGCATCACCAAGATATGCTTGATCTTCAGGTCCTAGTCTCAAAGCTCTTCTAACAGTTCCTATACCACCAGCTAGTCCTCTTTCTATCATTGTCTGTAACTGAAATCCAAAGTTACCAGCTATATTGACCATATGTGTGACTGGTGAAGACAGTAGAGAGTTAACATAAGCTTCCATCAATGTATCACCAAGCACCTGACCTTTTGTTCGTTCAAGATATGTAGCCCTGGCTGTTGCATTGTTAAGTGACATATATTGATGTCCATATAAGTCTATGTTTGCTTCACTAGCTGTATCTATTAATTTAGCCATATCTTCTGCAAACTTTGGTAGGTTTAGATCTAACTTAGCTATGTTTCTAACTACAGCTAATCCACGACCATATTCTGAAATTGCACCTGATAAATTTGTAGCTAATAAAGATTGTACACCAGCAAGCATTTTATGTTTTTTAAATAATTGTTTTTTTGCTTCAGGCTGGTTATCTAATCTTAAAAACTTGTTTGCACCATACTGCAACTCTTTACCCATTTTTATCAACACAACTAGCCCACCCAAGATATCTTCAGGTGGTGGTACTTCTCCTGGTTTTCTTTTAAGCATTGCACTGAGAATGTTTTCAAAACCAGTTGTTTCTGCCATAGCCAGCATATCATCCATGCTTTGTGTATTTCTTCTCATAAATGCAAATAATTCTTTGTTTTGATTTTTTATATTGTTCAACAAAACATCTAAGGATTGTTCTATATTACCTTCAAATAAATTTAGTTTTAGTTGACCCTTTTCATCAAACAACTCACCTATACGACCCATATTAAGACCAGGACCTTTGTATCCATCTTCCTTCAATGCCTGGTTAAGTGCTTTTATTTCTGTATCATCAAGACCTCTAACAATAATATCTCCACGACTACCCTCAGTAGCAAGCTTTGCTTCAGGCTCACCATAAGATCTTTTTTCAGCTTCAGTGCCAAACTCTTTGAGAAACTTTGTAAATTTACTAAGACTCATTAGCACTCTCCCCATATTCTGCACCACCACTATCTAATAATGTCATACCACCTAAAGACAATAGAGGTGAAGCACCAGTAAAAAAATCTTTAAAGACTTGATCTTTTGATTTTTTTGTAAGCTGTGATGTTACATCAATTCTATCTTCTAATAATTCAATGATGGTTTTAGGCTCTGATAATAAATTTGTTCTATCACCAAAATTAAACCACATTAGTGCTTGTGCTTCTGCTGGCTTAACATTTAACCTTTGTCCTACTTTTTTATTTATTTCATGAAAAATTCCATACTCAGGCTTTGATGCTTTGCCATCTATCATTTGTGTTTTAAAACCATCATCAAGATCAAGTGCATTTAATGATGATGGGTCTTTTTTGTATTGTGCTTGTTTTGGTTTTTTAATCCATTCTATAGGCACACTGCCTGGTTCAATATCATTCATAGTAAGTAAGATTGCTCTTATATTATGTGTATCAACTGTAGAAGGCTCTAAATTACCTGAAACATTTTCTGCAAAACTAAATGGCTTTGGATTTGTATTAATGTTTAGTTCGCCAACTGCTGATTCATCAATAAGTTTTCTATGAAGCCCACCAGGATTGATTATCATTGGATAACCTTTTTCATTAGCACCACCACTGCCAGGACCTATAATTTTTTGTACTGGAATGTTTGCAGTTTGCTTTGCACTTACCATTGAAGCATTTAACATATTTTGTGCTGTGGCTGTTCTAGGGCTTGTTACAGCATAGTTTGTTGCAAACATAGAAAGTTTTTCTTTTGCTGTATTTTCATCTATGCCTAACTCTTTTGCTTTTTCTATGATAGGTCCAGTATTGTAGAAAAATTGTTCTTTAGATCCAACTTTATTTCTAAGTTTTTCTGCAATAGCATCTGCTATAGCATCGCCTTTATCTCTCACAGCAATGGCTCTATTATTTAAAGGAAAGGTATTTGTTGATACTGGAACACCAACATCGGATTGTGGTACAAATTCTGTTTGATAATTTCTTGAGAAAAAAGGTTGACCTGAAGGTTGAGTTCTATCCTTTGGAGATTTAGACATCTCCTCATTTCTAATTTTTAAAATATTAACAAGGTTATCTTTTATGCCTTGTCGGGTACTAGTTTCCATCCCTGACGGATCAACGCTTCTGTCAATAGCTTCTCTTTTTCCGAGGTACTCATTTGCTTTGTCAACCGAGTAAGTTCCACTTTGCTTGAGTTGGTCGATCCCTTTGAGGGTGTCTGTGTATTCAAATTTTTCAAGATCAAATATTCCTTCTTGTTTACCAGCTAGTGCAGTGTACAATGCATCGTCTTTTTTATCAAATAAATTTACTGCATCAAGATAATATAATCCATCATCTTTGTTCAACCAACCTCCAGCAAGTGCTTCCATCTCAGGATTAGCTTTTTGTAATTCTTCAACATTTCTTACTAAATCTCTAACCATTCTTGGGCTAAACTCTTTTTTATCTATTTTTATTTCTAAAATTTTACTAGGTGCAACAGCTATTCCTTTGGTAGCTGATTCAAAATTATTCATACTTATTGTAAAACCATCAGGGTTCTTTTTAATAAATTCAGCTAATGCATTTGCTTGCCTTCTTTGTGCAGAAAATTGTGCGATAGCTGTTTTGACTGTTTTGTCCAATGCACCAGCACCCATAGATGATAGAGCAGTTCCACCAGTATCCAGGTCTAATTCTCGCTGTGCTTTATCACCAAGTTTTTCTAATCCTCTTTTTACACCCTTTACACCAACCTTAGCACCAGCAGTAACAGTGCCACCAACACCACCAAACTCACCAGTAGTGAAACCTGATTTAGCATCCTCTTTCAAGGTAGGGTCTATGTCTAGACCATCAACAAAATTATCAAAAATAGTTTTGTAATATTGAGATCCCAGGTTGGCTTTTGAAAACTCATCAAAACCTTTTACAAATGCATCTATTCTTTGACCATCCTCAGCAGATACTGCATCTTTGATACCTACAAACAAACCACCGATGTCAGGTATAAAACCAGCCGTAGCACTGCCAGCACCAGCCAACATACTACCAGCAGTTGTTACTATGCCTACAAGAGCATCACCGACTGAATCATACCTGGTTTGATCACCACCTTCTAAACCAATAGTAGTTTCTTTACCAAAATGATACTCAACATTTTTGCCAGTATCTCTTAGGTCATTGTATTCTTTTATGGCTTCATATACATCGGTCATTGTTGCATCGCTTTTTTAAGATTGTCAGTAAATGTTTTGTATTCTCTTTGTGTAAATGCCTTTCCATCACCAAATAACTTACCTTTATTTTCTGCAATGAACTGTAGAACTCTTACATGGTCTGTGCTTTCAAACTCATCAAGTTGTGGAAATGATCTACCAGCAATAGTTTTTATCTTATCATAAACTTTATTTGCTCTTTGAATGTTCTGTTCTTTTGCCTTGTCTAAAATATTTTTTTTAAAATTATCAAACTCATCCTTTGCTAGTTTCTGTAAATCAATACCTATGCCTTGTGCCTGGGCATCTTCTAATGCTCTACTTAGTTTCTTTTTTATCTGTTTATATTGTGCTAAAGGTTTTAGAAACTGATTTCTTTTAGATAAGTTGTCTACAATTTTAGGATCAAAACCCTCTATTTCTGTATTAAAATATGCTGTCAAATCAATCAAAGCTAAATCCAATTTTTTGGATTGTATTGTTTTTAGTTCATTTCTTAGTTTATCTAGATCTCCTGAACTAAGTTTATCTGCATTGATTGTTAATGCTTGTGCTGTTAAAATACCTCGATCAGACAAATCTTGCAAAGATCGTAAAGTATCAGGATCAGATTCATCTAATGTTTTTATGTAAGTTTTTGATAACGAAAGATAATCATCACCATCCCTATCTAATACTTTAAGTTGCCCTAACAATGTTTTAGCTTTGTCTAAATCTCTTCCGTTTTTACCAAGGGCTTCTGTTATTTGTAATTTCAAATCTATTATTTTGTTTTGTGAATTTTGTTCGGCTATCTGATCATCTTGGTCTTCTGCATCTTGTACTTCTTTTGCTTGTGTATTTAGCTTTTTAAACATCTCAAGCTTTTCATCATCACTCATTGTAGCAATAACTTTTTTTAATCTAAAATCTATCTTAGAATAATTATTTGTAGCAATAGCCCTGGCTACAGCACTTTGTTTTCCACTTTGTAAAGTGCTTTTGAGAACATAACTGTTTCTAGCTTCTTTTACTTCTTCGTCAAATTTATTTAGAAAATCTTCTATTGGCTTAGATGTTTTAGCAAACTTAGTTACTTGAGAAAAAAATTGTTGTTTTAGTAAAGGTACTCTTTTTGTAAGAACTTCATCTATTTGTTTTTCATTTTCTGATTCGTTTACTGCTTGATTTATAATCTCAGAAACATCCTCTAACTTATTATTGATGATAGCTAAATTTTTAGCTCTTGTTATCTTAATAGTTTGATTTGCTTTCTTTAAAACATAATCATGGTACTTAGATGATGAAACTGTATTAAGACTAGCTGTTAATCTTTGTGACACAATAGGCGATGCATCAAAGGCAAGTTTTGAGTATTCCAGGGTGACTGCATCTAGATCGTCTGCCAGTGTATCTGCATCAACATCATTGGTTACAGCATTACTCATAACTTCGCTGATTTGTTTTCTTGCAGATAATTCAAGCTCAGTTTCTAAAACTGCTAGTTGTGCCTTACGGCTTGCTCTACCAAAAACTGTATTAGTATCTCCAAGCTGGTTTTCTAACTCTTCTCCTGATAATAATCCATCTCTAAGTTGTTTTTCTGTAATAGCATTTTTTGCACCAAACTCAGCACCTTCTATCTCAGCTTGTGCTTCTGCTCTTTTCAGAAAGAAGTTACTCATTTTGTTTAGTTCACTAGTAAGAATATCAGTTGTCCTGGATGCCATTCTTGCACCAACACCTGAAGGTCCTTGGATACTTGATAATCCTAGTCTTGATGTAAGTGATGGATATCTTGTTCTAGCCAATTGTTCCATACCTCGCTTGATAATAACCTGGGCTTTGTCCTAAGCTTGCTGTTGTTGTTGTTCCTGGTGGTCCACCTATACTAGCCATATTTGCAAAAGAACTGCCTATAGTTCCTAATGCATTTAGATATCCAGCTTTCTTTGCTTCTCTTCCAGCAAAACGTAAATCTTCAGCCTGAGCATTTGCAGAACTTATAGCTAAACTTGCATTATCTCTTGCTCTAAAAAAATCTGATGTACCAGGTTTGACTACATTAAATGTTCCTATATCTACTGGTGTTCCAATTGTAGGCTCTAGACCACCAGCCCTAGCAGATGCATTTACAGAAGCTAAAGCTCGCCTTGTGGCTTCCAAAGCTTTGATGCCTTGTTCTTTTGCCTTTACTGCTTCTATACGACCCTCTAGCTCTTTATATCGAGCCTGAGCATAGTATGCTTTTTTTGTTCTTTCTCCTTGTTTGATTTGTGCAAAAGCTGTTGCAACTGATATACCAGTTGATACCAGTGTCGCTGTTGATGCTGTTGCTATCATGGGTGCTAGAAATGCCATATCATTGTCCAGTACTAAGTTTGTATTCTACTCCTAATACAGTAGCGAATAGAGGTTGAGTTTGTGTAAATGTTAGTTGTGCTGTATCACTGTATCCTAATAGAGGAGCTATTCTTTTTCTGCCAGTAAATGTCGTAGGTGCTGAACCTAATGTGTAAGGGAAAGATTCTAATACACATTGAAATCCATTAATTGCAACATCTTGTGTTCTATCAAGAACTGGTGTTGCTTCTAATATTCTTCTTTTTCTAGAGACAACAACTCCTGATGACAATTTAGGTTCTGCTGGTAATGTCTTTACTTCTACAGTGTAGGGAAGACCAACCTCAACAAATGATGTAGGTGCTTCATCTATAGTAATAGCTCCACTAGATACAGTCTTATCAGTCAAAACAAAGTTATCTCTTACAACATTTACTGTTTTGGCTTCCAGGTGGGATAAGTTAGAACAAGTTGTATTACTTGGTAAAGATTGATCAGGGCTGGTTGCTCCTGAAAAATACTGTATATTGCAGTCAGTTGTTCTTTGATCATCAAACATTTCAATATATCTTTTTGTAGCACTATTGATTGTTCTTTCTGTAACTACATAAATGTCAGTAATATCAACAGCTACATCTAAAAACTTACCATCTGTTATGAACTCTGAAGGAGCTACAACATTCTGTGATCTAAGAATTGAGAATACACCCATACTGCCATCAGTATCATTTGTTATCAAAAGAAGATCGCCATCATCAGTAGATGTTGCAACCCTCAATGCCATTGACCTGGGTGATTTCAATAAATGTGATGATAGCAATGAAATATTATTAGCCTGGTAGTTTAGGTCAACATCACTAAATAAAAACTCTCTTAGGGCTTTGCCTTCTCTTTGTATAAATAATGTACCACCCTCAGCCGACACTGGCTTGATGCCTTCTTTTGATCCTCTTCTTGTCGCATTCTTAACAACCAGGTTAGATGGTGTAATAGGATCTAGATCAGCCTGGGGAACAAAGAACTCTGCATCAGTTGTAAATATCTGTAGGTCTCTTCCTGATCTCATAGCTGTTATAGCATTCACACTGTCAGTAGCTATGGTCACAAACAATGCATCGTCATCCAGGGCTTCATGTGTTTTAAAATTAAAAAAGTCTCCTATCTTTGATCCAAACAAAGCATTCGGTAAAGATTTACTTCCACCAAAAAATAACCTTCCTTCATGAAATGTGCATGTTCTTGGAAAACCTCTTGTACTAGAAAAGACATCTTCATAACCAGTTTCTAACTCCCAAGCTCCTGATGCTATAGCTACATCTTTTTCAAAGAAAGGAAACTCAGTTACTACTTTTACTTCTGTTGATGATGGCTGTTCGACTATCCTTGCCCTACCAAAACCATTTAAAACATTTATGTATTGATCAACATGACTTCCATTAAAGACGGCAGAAGAAGCTGTTATATTTACTGTGCCATCTACAGCATCAGGAGTTATTGTAGCAGAAGGATTGCTAGATGATAATGAGAAAGCATGTTTCGGTGAGGTTAGGGATATCGTTGAAAATGTCCAGGTAGAATTACTTCCACCTCTAACAATAGATTTAGGAGACATGTCCTCATGCACCAGGATCAAAGTATCTGCACTTTGAGTAAAGTACATACGATCAAGATCAATATCACCTAATGCACAAACAAGATAATCATTACCTGAACCATTGATGTTGGTTATCTGTTGACCATTTGCAAAGACAAACATCCTGGTATTGCTAGTTGTGTTTTTTACAAAAGCCAGCATGTAAGATTGTGTAGTAGAAAATTCAAAAGGAACTAATCTTATGCCATCTAGAGTAGTGAATGATCCACCCAGGTGAGATGATATATCTAACATGAATCTTAAACCAGGTCTTCTTTCAAAACCACCCTGGGGAAGCACAACAACATTCTGTGCCTTTTCTAAAGCTGAAGCATATTGCTGTATATCTATTCTTCCAAGTAAGAGAGGATCAATCTCACCTACTGTGAAATTTGATTGATACTGAGTTACCCTTGCCATTATCTAACATCCGTTAAAAGATAATCAGCTATTACTGTTTTTGATTGTCCAGCCCCATCTATGTTGATTGCTTGTCTAAAATATCCACCCCTCATATTCTCAGAAGGTGTTCCTAAAGCTACAGTTTTCCAATAATCACTCTTTGTTGTTTGATCTGTAACTGGTTCGGCTAAATGCCAAGCCATTTGGTAAACAAGCAATTGTGTAAAGTAGGCTGGCATATCTGCTTCAGATACTAACTTTTGATAATCTAAAACTATTGTTGTTTCATTTGTAAATAACTGATCTCCCTGGATTTCATACTCAGTTATCTTTGGTAATGTGCCAGTAGATGTTGAAGCATATACAGCCCTTGGAACACCATTAAACATATCTGATGGTAGTTGGTAAGCATACAAGTAAACATTCGTAGGTGTCGTTGTAAGCTGTCCTAATTGTTGTTTTGTTAGTGTAAAGGACCAGGGATACATTCCCAGGGATTGTGCTTTTACACGAGGATACAGCACTGAGCAGACTGAGCTTGGGGCTGTGCCGTCTGCAAACGAAGTGATTTGATTTGCTCCAAGTAGAAGGAGAGCTTGAGAACAAATGCTTACATCAGTATCGCCTTCAGCCATATCCTCGCCTTTTAGTTGTTAGTCACTATCTGTCTGAGAAATTGATGTTCCATCAGAAATATCAACAACACCTGAAGCATTTGAAACTACAGTGTGAATTGATGATGCTAATGTACCACCAGTGCTTGTTACAGATATTATGACATCACCTACACTTACATCATCTGATATATCATTGAAGTATCCTGAAGCATCGATAGTACCGACAGCATCAGTTGTTGTGTAAGTAAATAGTTGTGGGGCTACTCCTTTTTTGGATTGACCACCAATTGGATTCCATCCAGTTCTACTAAATGCCATATTAACTCTCCCTACAAGTAATATCGACTAGACCATTCGCATCAATTACGATTGCTCCAGCAGAATACATTGCTGTTACTAAGAAGGAAGTTTTCTCAGGAATGTAGTTGACCTCTGTCTTTGGAGGTATACCAACTGCACAACCGATAGCATCTCTATGGAATGCTAAACATGTTCTGTCGTTAGAACCATCCTTCGGAAGTCCACCTTCATCACGATCACCAATCATGTGGATTTGGAAACCCATAAATGAATTTACCTCACCTCTGACTAA